TTATTGATTTTACTAAATTAGTTCAAACTTCTAAGAAGTTAACTTATGAAAACCTATTTGAAAAAAAATTATCTTTAATATGAAAAGAAATGTAAAAAAATCCTATAATAGGATAATTGAAATATCTCCGGATGCCAAACAAATAACTTTACCCGATGCTAGATATTACAGAAGAAATGGTGAATATTACCCATCAGTAACTTATGTATTAAGCCACTATCCTAAAGGTAAATTTTTTGAGGATTGGCTTAAAAAAGTAGGATATTCTGCTGATTTTATAGTTAAAAAAGCCGGGGAAGAAGGTACCCAAGTTCACGAAATGATTGAACAATACCTAAATGGTAAAGAACTTAATTTTTTAAGTGAATTTGGTAACCCTCAATACCATCCAGACGTATGGCAAATGTTTTTACGTTTTGTAGAATGGTGGGAAGAATATAAACCTACTTTAATTGAAACTGAAGTTCATTTATTTTCGGATAAATTAAAAGTAGCTGGTACTTGTGATATGGTATGTGAAATAAATGGTGAGATATGGGTTGTAGATTTTAAAACATCTAATCACTTACAAACCGTTTATGACTTACAAACAGCAGTTTATGGTAAGTGTTATGAGGAATGTTATGGTATAACTCCTCAAAGGTATGGAATATTATGGCTTAAATCATCCAAAAGAAAATCCTCTAAGGATAAAATGCAAGGTAAAGGATGGGAAATGTATGAATCTAAAAGAACACAAGAAGAAAATATTGATATTTTTCTAACTGTTAAAAAATTATTTGATCTAGAAAACCCAAAACACTCACCTATCTTTACAGAGTTTAAAACATCCGTAAAGCGAGAACTCTAATATTTATATTAGTCCTTCCATTATAGGTTATGAAACTTACTTTACATATTTGGCGTCAAAGAAATCAAAATACTAGGGGAAAAATGGTCGAATATTCCATAGATAATATTTCTGAAGATATGTCATTTTTAGAAATGATGGATATTCTAAATAGTAATCTAGTTAAAGAAGGTAATGAACCTATTGCTTTTGACCATGACTGTCGTG